AGTAGCACCACCACTATCTAAAGGATTGTCGGAAAAACCACCTTCACTTGCTAAAACATAATGTAATGATGCTTCAAAATTACTCAGCATTAATAGTTGCCTGTTCAGCCGCCCATGTTTGAGCATTATCTAATTGAAGCGTAGTTGCCAAACAATCATTTGCTAATTTTTCGTAGTCGGTACGAGATACTGCGTTGGCGGTGTTGTCGTTAGGCTGGTTGGTAGAATTGGGAACGCTGGGCATTTCGCTACTATCGGTTTTTCCACTTGGGTTGCACACCCTGTAATCAATACCAGCAACATTATGATGGCTGTAATAATCATTATTTGAACTAAGACTTTGTTTAAGGTTGAGGTTTTCATCTTGAGTGACCTTTTGAGAATTGATATTAGTAGCAATGGTTTTATTGTCTGCAATGGCAACCGCTTGTAAATCTAATACTTGTTGTTGATTCCATAAAGATTGAATTTTAGCTTTGCCTGATTCATAGCCTTTATAGAATGTTACAGGCAAAATAATAACAATTGCACCAATAATAGCTAACTGTTTCCAGTACATTAGTAAAAAAGGCATTATTTTTCACTCCAATTTTTAGCAGCTATGGCTATGCCAAGTGCAGCAATACCCTCAGCAAAATCGCTAAATTGTGGACTGATAACTGTGCCAAATTTAAACAACATTTCAATCCCACCAATAAAAGCAATAACCCTATAAGCGCAAATTGTTTGATTATCACGTTCACTTAATATGTTATGTAACCAAGTTTTAATCATAATTTTCTGTTAGCAATTTTATTATTCCAAATTTTACTATCTTGCTCTACATCAGGATTTAAACTTTTAAAATTACCTAAATGTCCAAAAGCTAGATGACAATTAATTCCATTATGTTTTGATTCACACAATACAATTAAATTATTAGAATCAAGTTCTAATGCAGGGTTTAAATGAAAAGGCATTTTATGATGAACTTCTAGTTTTTCATTTTTTCCACAAACTGCACATACAGGATTAGCATTTAAAAAGTCTTTACGAACAGAAGCCCATTTACTAGACCTTTTAGAAGCCATTGGATGCTTGCCTTGTACCACTCCAATTAAATGGGTAATTATTCTCATGACTTATCAGCCTTTGCATCTAATCTATCGAATAATTTATTTAACATCTCTTTTAATTCTCGCACATCTTGGCGGTAATCATCACGAGCCACATATTCTTTAGGTAATTCTTCTCTTAGCTTAGATAAATCTTTTTTTAATTCATCTACTGCATACCATAATACTCTAGCAAACCAGCCAATTACTGACATTACTCCACCTAGAACTAAATTAATCAGTAATTGATTGTCCATTATTATTCCAATTTATGCAGTAGTTGTAGGCGTTGCAACTATTGAATCAGTTGCTACAGTTGATTCAACAACTACTGGTGTAATCGCTGGAGTTATCGATACTGTAACAGGTTTGCTTTTTTTAGAAGGAATTAAATCCGCTTCTATTTCTTTTACTAATTCTTCTACATACTCTACTACATCCGCAGGAAATTTGTCTAAGGAAGTAACTGCTGAATCAAATATTGCATTGAGTGATTTTGAGAAAAATAATGCCATGATATTGTCCTTTGTAAAATATTAATTAACGTAATTCTGCCCAATTAGCAATATTTTGCCCCAACCCACTTGTTACATTAGCCCCATAAGTTTGCCCAACAGGAACTATAAAACTTGTAGAAAAATCCATACTATTCCCCACACTACTTAAATCATGATATAAAATTGCAACTTCAACTGAATTAACGTAAAAAGTTACTCCTTGATAAGATGCAGTTGGAAAAGTAATACATATATTTACATAAATTGGATTAGATGTTCCATTAGTATAAGTAGAACCTAATGCTCTACTTGAAGTTACATTTACCCAAGATTGACCAATACCTATACTTGAACTAATATATCCAGCAGGATTAGTCGCATTATAAGGTGTAAATCCTAATGCACTTACAACATCAGTTGAATTAAGAACAATCGCACCTGTACGAGTATTAAAACTTGTTACCGCAGAAGCATTAGCAAAGTAAACATTAGTGCCATCACTCCAAGTATATTGTGATGAACCAGCAGTAATAACAACGCCTGTACCTGCCGCAGTTTTAACGGTTAAGGTATAAGCTCCTGAAGTTTGATTAGAGAAAATCCATTCATTTACTTGGCTTGGTACAATTAATGTACTATTTGCAGTCAATGTCCCTGTAATAGTTACAATTGGATAAGCCGCTTGTAATGTAGTCATAGTCACGCTTGTACTAGACATAGCTATTGATTGCAATCCTTGAAAAGCAGTTGCAACCCATCCAGCACCACCAGTATCAGGATTAGTTAAATTATTTTCAGTAGAACTCAACCAAAAACCATTAAATGAACTACTTAATATAACTGCGCCTTTAGGATAACCACCTACAGTAGTAGAAAATGCTGAATCATACGGAAAGAAACCACCAGCTTGTTGCCATTGTGTAATTGCTGTTATTTCATTTAAGATACCATTAAAATCAGCACCGAAAGGTGGGACGCCACCTGTACTAATAGGCGTAAAAGTTAATGGTGGAAATCCATCATGCAAAGATGCTTTACCATTAGTTACCCCAATTTGAGAAGCTGTTGGAATAGTAGCGATATAACTTCCAGTAGCGGCATAAGCAAATGGCAATGGAATCTTGGTTGGTATATTGGTACTTTGCATGATTTATCCTATTAATAAGTTAATGATACGCTAACGCCAGCAGGTCTAGGAAATACACCTGAATTGTTAATAATTGCAATTTGTACTGCACTTGGTACAAAAGTTAAATGATACTGGAATGACATAGTTCCTGAATTAATTACATAAGCATTACCATAAGGATTAATACCATCACTCGTGCTAAATTCAGCTTGCAACAAAGCATTAATAGATGGGATAGATAAATTGGATATATTAGCCGCCGCTTTAACTAAAATCAATCTTCTATATTGAGCATCTGCTAAAGCAAAAGTTGTAGTCAATGCTGTTCCTGAACCAAATGGAGCTTGCCCAAAAGGTTGCGGACCTGTAGACGCTGTTGGAGCAGTATAGGCTTCTTTAAAACCTAAATAATTAGATGCACTTACTTGTAAATAACGAGATACACCAACAATCTGACCCCATATATCTAATCCATTTCCTACAGCAGTAGCTATATTCCAAATATTAGAATAAAAATTAGCAATATTAATAGTAGGGTCTACTGCATCATTAAATGATTGCAATAATCCTACAAGCGTAGGGCTATCTACATATTGACTTAATAATGTTTCATCCCAGTTTATCATACTAAGCTCACCACAATATTAGATGCAGTAATAGTTGGTAATTGGTCAATTCCTAAAGCTACTAATAATGTAGAAGGACTTGCTGTTAAACCTAGATAAACTTCAATAACATTAACATTAGGATTGGTTGCATTGATATTTGCATAATATCTACCTGAATATGAAGTTGAATTAATCGTAACTGCTGACCCACCATCTTGACCATTAAATGAAGCAATAACAGCATTTTGTGTTAATTGAACAATGTTTGATGGCAATAAAGTATTATTTTTTATTTCAACAATAAAATAAACTGGTGCGGAAGTTGGTATTAAATATGTAACTGAATAACTTGGATAAGGTGTTGGATATGTTGTATCGTAAACAGTCACAGTTGTATTTCCGTTATATGCACAACCCGGTGAATTTTTACCCCAAATAGCTTGAGCTACCGCAGAACTTGTACCGCCAGCTACACTCACACATACAGAATGAGCCGCTAACGAATAACTTGTGCTTCCATAACTAACAGTACTACCTGTAGGATTGTCAGTAACGAAAGCTCCAATAACATCTGGAACTTGTGTTACAGCTGCATAAATAGCTTGAATTGAATTAACTGAATTTCCAGCAACACTCGCAGACCTTCTAGCTTCAAAAGCCGCTCTAGTTTCTACCAAATTACCAACCGTCCCTGTTGCTGGATTTGAAACTGTATTCCAACCAGCGATTGCCGTATAGATGACATTTAATGCGCCAATAGCACAAGCAATTGCACCTTGCGTTTGATTTTGGAATTGAACTGTAACATTTCCACTTGAAGGAATAGTAGCAGAAGTTGTAGACGAATATAAATATCCACTTGTATCTTGTGCTACTGAACCTACTGGAATAATTGTTCCTACAGCTCCATTACACGTACAATTTACAACTGTACCAGCACCCGGTATTCTTGTAATAAAATAAATTTCACCAATGGCATCTTGCCAAATTCCTGAAGCCATTGACGGATTAACTTGATTAGCTATATAAGCAATCTCGTTATTCTTATCGCCAATAATTGCCGTTTCAGATTGTGCTAATTGACCTTGAGGTGTTTGTAGCGATGGATTAACGCCACCGCCAAAAGCAGCATTAATATCTGTTTGAACGCCAGCAAGAATATCGGCTTCAGCAGGTAATACTGGCGAGCCATTTACCCAAGTTATTTGAGGAACGTTAGTTGACATTATGCAGCCCTCGCAAATTCACCGTGATATTTTTCTCTAGCTTCAATAGCTACCAATTCAGCTAATTCATTAATTGTCATAGGTTATCCAAATGCCACATTGTTAATTGCTCCATCAGTATCAATAATTTGTAGTGTTCCTGAAAGAACTCGATTCTCAAAAGATGTAAATGTAACTTTAACAGAAACTACATTAGGAATAGTAAATGCCGCCGTTGTTAATTGTAAATTAACAAATTGCAAAGGCGGAAATAATCCTAAAATATTTTGCCAATAAGGTAATCCTAAACTATTATCATACCAACATTCACCTAAAAATGTTCTAGTAGCTGAAGCTACATCTTGAGCAATAGAATAAGGCGCATCAGCTAATGCAATATTTCCATTTATATCTAATACCAAATCCCATGCGGATTGGTCTAGTAATAATGAGTTTTGAATTATTGTCATTTTTAACCTTTATTACATCGGACTACTTGGAGTACCAGTATTACCGCCTTGTGGGTCAGAATGTGTATGACTATTATAAATAGACCGCATCTGAGCCATTGAATGAGTATTAGTAGCTGAATTATCTATAATATCACCACTCACTTTTAAAATTGGCGTATTCATTGTAACACTTGTAGAAGAATTTACGATTGCAGTTGGAGCATTTACAGTTACATTTACTGGAGAAGTAATTGTTATGCCTGAACTATTAAATTGAACATATTGTGTGGGAGCTGAACCAATGATTGTCATAAGATAAACTATATCTGACATATCATTTTTACGAGTAGAACCGGGAGCAGATACTTTTTTTGCATTTTTAACTGTGGAAATATCCCTATCGCAAACAGTCGCAATCCCAATATCACCCACTACAGGGTCAAGAATAATCCCATTACTACCGCCCTGTATTCTCATATAAGGAACATTATAAATTATTCCATGTGGCATTAAATTTTTATTGCCATCCATCCCACTAACTAATGGTTGTACATTTACATATCCAATAGGTGAAACTCCCCCTGAATTAGTAACTGCTTGAACTATTACAGGCATAGCAGTTCTTAATCCCGACATGGCGGCTGTCATAATAAAATTCAATCTACCAATATCGGAAGAATTATCAGCAGGGACTAGATTATTAATTATATTAGTTTGCTGTGACATAATATGAACCTTGACCTTGAGAACGCCTATTTAATCTAACACTTGTAAACCAAGCCCCGTCTATTGTTAGTGTACTTAATTCATGTGTAACAACATGAGCATCCCATTCCCCATTTGCTTTAATAATGGATGATGTTAAATTCACTTTTCTTCCATTTGATAACGCTTCATTAAATTCAGTCTTAATAAAAAAACCTTGCGCCCAATAAACAGGATACCCAACTAATCCAGTTTGAGGACTTATATCAATAATCACATCATCTATATTCCCATCATTAGACCAAATGGATACAGTATTATTTTCTATTTTATATGGAAAACAAGCGGCTTTAGCTACAGTTTTAATTTGGTCAATAATAGAACCACTTAAATACTGGTTGGTAATAATTGCATGAGCATTATTGTTAAAATTTTTGAATGACCAATTACTCCCCATTGATGCAGTTAATGAGGCAATAATATCTTCAGCATTTTTTGACCCGTTGTAACTGTTAGGAGCTACGCTCGTTGATTTTTCATAGTACCCTGAAGCGGCAGTTACAACAAAACAAACTTCAGGAATAGCAGAAAAATCAATAAAACTTGATTGAATGTGTCCTGAAAAAACTTGTATTAAAGGCTTACCTTGATTTCCAACAACTACAGTTATGCTAAAATTATTCACCGATACTAAATTCGCACCTGCACTGGAATATTGATTCATTTGCTCTAAAGTCATACCATAGACTTTAAGTTGCAATTGACCGATAGAATTTGTTCCACCCGGATTGCTGATAACTGCTTGACATTTTAACCCTTGTAAATTTACATCTCCAGTTGTTGCCCCAGAGAATTGTAAATTTATTTGTCTAATAGCAAAACTCATACTTCGTAAACCAATAAATATTTAGAATTTAATCCTGTATAAACAGGGTCAGTTTGACCTGAAGTATCAAAGAAAAATAATTGACCAGTAAATCCTAAATAAGACTCTCTAACTAATCCAACTAGATTTAAACAAATCATTGAATTTACAATTTGAGTTCCATTAAGATTTAAGTCAAAAAAT